GAAAAAAAAACCCAGCCAGCAGCCGGTAAAGAAACCGGCACGAGGTAAGAAAGCATGAAAATCTTTAAGCCATACGAAAAAGAAAAACCGGAAGTCCGCTGCAACTGCTGCGGGAACATCATGGAACCGGAATACAAGGAGCGATACGACGAAAACGGGCATCCGTACCTTGAAAAAGTCGGAGAGGTAAACACCTACGAAAAAATTCAGAGCTACCGCGACCAATGCGACGTGATGGCCATTCTCAGCCGGTACGCAGCAGGCGACGAAAGCGCACTGGCAACGCCGGGATACTACATCGACACCACGAAACTGCCGAAAACCTACACCGAATACCTGAACATGATGAACGAGCAGCGCGAGAAGTTCGACATGCTGCCGCTGGAGATCAGGCAGAAGTTCGGCATGAACTTCCAGAACTGGGCAGCGACCGCAGGCGAAACGGAATGGCTTGAAAAAATGGGCATTTCAACGAAAACGCCGCCTGAAGAAGCACAAATCGAGAAGAAAGAGGTAGCAGAATGAACAGAAACTCAGAACAGCACTATGAACAGGTACCTCATGCGGAAATCCGGAGAGCGAAATTTCAGCGAGACTTTAACCTTTTGACCACGATGAACGAAGGCGATCTGGTACCGATCTACCTTGACGAGGTATTACCAGCCGATACCTTCAAGATCAACCTAAATGCGCTGGTGCGTATGGCAACACCGCTTTATCCGGTCATGGATAACGCGTATATGGATTTCTACTTTTTCTTCGTGCCTGCGCGCCTGCTGTGGAACCACTTTCAAAACCTCATGGGCCAAAACGATTCCACATTCTGGGCAGAAACAACCGAATACACGACACCGGTAACGACCGCACCAGAAGGCGGCTGGAACGTGGGAACGCTGGCTGACTACTTCGGAATCCCGACCGGCGTGAGCGGCCTGAAGGTGAACAGCCTGCCGTTCCGGGCGTATGCAAAAGTTTGGAACGAGTGGTTCCGTGACGAAAATTTACAGCAGCCTGTCACACAGAGCAAGGACGACACGACCACGACCGGTGTGAACACAGGAACGAACCTCACAGACGCAGAAGCGGGCGGTATGCCGCTGAAGGTCTGCAAATACAAGGACTACTTCACAAGCTGCCTGCCTTCACCACAGAAATCTGCAGAACCGGTACAGCTGCCATTGACAGGAGCAGCAGGAATATACGCATACTCAGACAGTAATCTTAAAAATAAAACAGAAGTAACAATAAACAGCTTTGCAAATCAAACAGACGCCGGAGGAACAACAAATCAAAGACTTTATGATATGTTCCTATGGGAAGGAACGCCAGCGCAAACATATGTAGGAAACGGAACGGCAAAAAAAATAGGCTATCTCGGAGCAGACCTAACAAAAGTTGAAGCAACAACGATCAACGAGCTGCGACAGGCAATCGCGGTGCAGCATATTTTCGAGCGAGATGCCAGAACCGGCACCCGGTACAAAGAAATCCTGAAAGGCGCGTGGGGTGTGACCAGCCCGGATGCACGCCTTGACCGATCTGAGTACATCGGCGGACACAGAATGCCGATCAACGTGAATCAGGTCATCCAGACCAGCAGCACCGACAGCACGAGCCCGCAGGGCAACACTGGCGCATATTCCATGACGACCTTGAGCCGAAACATGTGCACGTACTCGGCAACGGAACATGGCTATGTTCTGGGGCTGGCAGCTATCCGCGTAGATCACAGCTATCAGCAGGGTTTGAGCAGGCTGTGGACGAGAAACACGCGCTTCAGCTATTATGACCCGATGCTTGCAAACCTCGGTGAACAAGCAGTTCTCAATCAGGAGATTTATGCACAGGGAAAGGAAAAGGACGAAGAAGTTTTCGGCTATCAAGAAGCATGGGCCGATTACAGGTACCGAACCAACATGGTAACAAGCGAAATGCGCAGCACCTACGCGCAGACGCTGGATGCATGGCACTATGCGGACAAGTACGACGCACTTCCTACCCTGTCCAGCAGCTGGATTAAAGAAGGAACGGAGAACATCGACAGAACTCTTGCAGTACAGAGTTCCAACAGTCATCAGTTCATCTGTAACTTCTACTACGAACAGGCATGGACGCGACCGATGCCGATCTACAGCGTGCCAGGAATTAACACGATCTAAGGGGGTGCAAAATGAGCCTCTTATCAGGTTTAACGACATGGCTGCCGATCGTATCGGGCGGCCTGTCAATCGCAGGACAGATGAAAAATCTGTTCAGCAACACAAGCGGAAGCACCAGCAGCGCCATGGGACAACAGGGCATGAACACAAGCATAAGCAGCGGAAACACCAGTGGAACAACCAGCGGAACCACGACCGCAAGCGGTGGAAGCGTAACAACAGGAAACACCGGTGCACTGGGTTCAATCCTACAAACAGCTTTGGGAAGCCCGACCGGAAACAACGCAGGACAGGCGGCAGAGTTCAACGCAGGACAGGCAACAACAGCAAACAACCTGCAAACAGGTATGTGGAGCTACGCAAACGGCATGAACATGCTATCAAACATTGTTGCAAACGGTCTGAACCTCGCAAGCCAGACCAGCGCACAGAAGTACAACAGCGCAGAAGCAGCAGCACAACGAACGTGGGCTGAAAGAATGAGCAGCACCGCATACCAGCGCGGCGTGAAAGACCTGAAAGCAGCAGGCTTGAACCCGATCTTAGCAGCATACAACGGATACGGAGCAAGCACACCGTCAGGCGGCACAGCAAGCAGCGGAATGCAAAGCTTTTCACACACTCAAAGCGCAGCCATCCCAAGCGCACACACGGCGACCATGCAAAGCATGTACGACTACGGCAACAACACGGCACAGTTCTTGCAAAACGCCATGAGCGCGATCAACACGGCAAAGCAGTCAAACGAATGGTACAGCGCAGAACAAATGCAACAAGCAACAAGTCAAATCATGTCGAGCAGCGCACAACAGATCAGCAACCTGAACCAGCAGAGCAGCCAGCAGAGCAGCAGCACGACACGAGGAAACGAAAAGGGCATAAGCGGAGAAGGACACGGGGACATTGAATGGAACCCGGGGCACACAGCAAGGAATAGATAGTTGACAGACACAGAAAAGGGGTGTATAATATGGGTGTACTAATCACACACCTTACCTAGAAAGGGGTACAATCATGAAAAGCCAAGTAGCAAAGAGAATCAACGTAAATCTTACACAGAAAGATCTAGACAATTTAAACTGGGCAACAGAAAACATCTGGACAGGAACAGAGAATCCAAGAAAAGCACAAGCAAGCGAAATAATCAGGGACGCACTACAGATATATGTAGAAACAATGGGAAAAGACAACAATAATCCATGAGGAAAACGAAGAGAACGAGAAATTTTGTGTCAGTGGGCCCCAATAACATCAAGAAGAGTTATTGGGGCCCACTGAGGTAAACGGGGTGAAACATCCATATGGGGTGCACAAGACCTTTGGTAAGATTCGCAGACGGCGAAATAACGACACTGAAAAAGTATCTGCTGGCAGGAAAGAGACACAACAGCCAACTCAACATTGAAGGACCATTCTTGGAAGAAAGCCTAGAAAAAAAGCTGCTAAGAAAGCTGAAAGACGAAAATGCACAAATCCTGCCGTGTGGACACTGTGCCGGCTGTAAAATGCAAAATGCAAGCAGCTGGGCGAACAGAATGGAAATGGAGCTTCCATACCACGAAAATGCATGGTTTTTAACACTTACATATGACAACGAGCATGTGCCATGGTCTTTTAATCAGGGTTTAGGCGTTAACAAAAAAACAGGCGAGATCATCATAGAAAACTTAACACTCAACTATGAGGACATGCAAAAATTTTGGAAACGGCTAAGACGCTGGTTAGAATACCATGAAAGAAATACCGGAAAACTGATGTACTACCAAGCAGGCGAGTACGGAAGTCAGACACACAGACCACATTATCATGCGATCGTGTACGATCTACCGATAAAACCGGAAGAACTGAAAATCTACAAGCAAAAGAACGGATTCAGATACTACAATGTAGACTGGTTAACAAAGCTCTGGGGCATGGGTCACGTGGTGGTAGCACCAGCAGAATGGAAAAACATGGCATACACTGCCAGATACACAACAAAAAAAATTTACGGAAAAGATTCCAAAAAATACTATGAAGAACTAGGTGTTTTACCAGAGCGCTGCATGATGAGCAAAAATCCTGCGATCGGAATGCAGTACTATGAGGAACACAAAAATGAAATCTATGCAAAAGATGAAATTCAACTGAAAAATGGAAGAAGAGCAAAACCACCAAGATATTTTGATAAACTCTTTGATCTGGAACATTCAAACAGCAAACCGCTATCAGAAGCAGAAAGCGAGACGATAGAAGACACAATAGTAAAAGCCGAATCTGAAGAACTGAAAGCAATCAAAAGAGAACGCCGAAGAATCGCAAACGACGCGCTATTTGCTCAGCTCAAGCAGACCGGCTTAACAATGCAAGAATATTATGATGTAAAAGATCAAAAAAATCAAGATAAATTTAAAAAGCTTATCCGGGAAGAAATCTAAAAGAACGGCTGAATAAAGGGAACAGGACGGCGTGACACAAAAAAGTTACGTCGTCCTTTTCATGCGCGACCCAGCGCGCACCGGACGACCTCAAACAAAAATAGTGCTTGACAAGTGTATAAAAGAGGTGTATAATAAAGGTGTAGAAAGGATGATGCTTAAACCATGAAAAGTTACTATGAAGAACATGTAGAAGATTGTGCAGCAGCTCTTTACGACGGCGGATGGAGAAACACAGACAAAGAAGAAATAAAAAAAGAGTACAACATGGATGAAGAATGGGCAGAAGCAATCTGTGAAAAGCTCAAAGAATACGAAAACCAATAATGCAAACATTAAAAACGTGAGATTGACGAAAATCAGCCTTGCGTTTTTTTTTTTTTTTGGTAAAATGAGGAAAAAGGAGGTGGTATCATGGCATACCGCAAGACCGTAAAACCGAAGATCGACAAGAAAATCTTCACCAACACCGCAAAGAAAACCAAAAAAATCAATGTGAACCCGAAACCAAGCAGAGGAGGAATAAGGCTGTGAGAAAAAAACCGTATCACCAAAAAGAGCCCGGCATGATGAAAATAAGATATGCGATCAACATCGAAAACAACATGCTGGAAGAGATCGAGGACGTAAGCCAGACACTGGAGCTGCCAAGATCGAAAGTAACAAGGGCACTGCTGCGCTACGGTCTCGATAACATCACCACGAAACAGATCTACGAACTGGGAAAGGAATAAAACATGATTCTCGAAATGTACGCAATCAAAGACGAACTAGCAGAAACCTTTGGCAACATCATGGTAATCAATCCGAAAGTCGCGCAGCGCACTTTCCACTGGCTGACCGAAGAAACCGAAAAACAAGACTGTGATGACAAGCGAATTTACAAACTTGGCATGTACAACACCGAAACCGGCGAAATCGCACCGCAGATGCCGGAACTGGTCTACAACATCGAACAGGAAAAGAAAGCCATGCAGCAGCCGGTAAAGAAACCGGCACGAGGTAAGAAAGCATGAAAATCTTTAAGC